CAGGGACACCTATTAGTTTTAGTTGGTACACTGATCAGTATGGACATAACACTGCAGGAGCAGACAATCTTGTAAAAGTATCTACAAATGTATATAGAGCAACAAGTACCTATACATGGCCATCTAGTAATTCTCCTGCTGTTGGTAGGAATGCTGATTTGAAGAATTTAACACAAGTGTTTGATTTTACTAAAGGTACCTTTTTACAGTTTTATAAGCCAAAGCTAGAACAAGAACCCACCGCTTCACCATGGTCGCCTAACCCAGCTGATCCTGAATACTATACCAACACCATTACGGTGCACAATGGCGGCACTTATCCTGTTGAGCCAGTTATTACGGCAACTATGCATGCTGATAACGGCATGGTTGGGATTGTTAATGATCGCCCGGGTATTCTCCAATTTGGCACGCAAGAAATCGATGGTTTCACCACCGAAGAAAGTGAAGTAGCACTTCATTTGGCATCCGTGCAAGGATCACATATGGATAATCAAGCCGCCACAAACAATCCCTATTGGGGTGGTGATCCTAGTATGCCTAATGAACAGATCGGCAATGCGATTTGGACTCATGACGATTATGATGGCTGGAAGGTTGAGCCTAATTGGCCCAGTATTACTGGCGACCACAAGTATTGGAACGGTCCTTCAATCAAGCACAACCTTGCTCAGACGCATAACGGTAACTTTAAGAGCAATCTGACTTGGGATGTCATGACGCGCTTTCAAACTGGTGTAGCACAGGTAGGTGCGCTCGAAACAACGTTAGAGAGTGACGGCAAGCCAATTTTTCAGATGATACTGAAGGATAATAGCGCATTGTCCGATCAGATTTGGTGGATGTGCTACTACAAAGGCCAACTAGTCGTCAATGAACAGCTTGATCGTAGCATTTTCACTAACGACAAGTTCATTCAGTTGGAATTACAGAAATTTGGTAATTCAGTTGTTTTCCGAGTGTCACCATGGGTTGGCAATCAAGGACGAGAGACGACTATTACCCGACAGTTTACCTTTGCGGACGCTGCCGATGTTGAGACCAAGCAATTCTCAACGTGGTTCATGCGTGACAAGACGTGGGGCGAATCGACCATGTATCTGATTGCGTCCACCGTCAAATGGCAAAACGTTAGCTGGTATACGAATATCAAGAATCGCTTTAGCGATGGTGATGTTCTCAAGATTGACGTGGCGAACGCTAAAACGTACTTGAATGGTTCTCTTGATCCAACCATGCACACGTTAGGTAATCAATGGGAGCAATTTGAACTGCCACCCGGTGATACTGAGATTACTATCACGCCCTCGAGCTGGGCACAACCATTTGCATGTGAAGTCGAGATAAGGGAGGCCTGGCTATAAATGGAGTATTACTTTGCAGATCGAAAATCAAACATTTTGGGTGTTGGGTCGACTGATGGCAAAGGCGAATGGCGAATTGACAACGATATAGAAACACAAAGTGTTGACAATCGTCCTGCGGTCGAGCTTTCTCTTGATATTCACTTCACGACTGATCAGGAACAAGCAGTCAATGAGATGGCTAAAGCAACCAACTTCATCATGTATCAAGATGAAGAAGGCAACGCTCACCAAATGGTAATTGAATCGGTTGACCATGATTCACTAGGCCATATCCACTCAATTGTTGCTAGTGATGCTGGTAATGATCTGATTAACGAAACCGTTGGCGCCTTCAAGGCCGACAAACCATATACCATTGCTGACTACATCACAAGGTTTACAAATGATTCTGGCTGGGAGATCGGTATCAACGAATTCCCTGATAACGTCCGAACGCTTGAGTGGACTAGTGAAGAATCATCGTTGGCTCGCATTATTGCCGTGGCAAAAGATTTTGATGCAGTGCTTAGCTTTGGTTTTGAGTTTGTTGGAACGAATTTAGTTAAGCATGTCATTAACATTCGACATGAAACGGCCGGTGACAGCTTGATTTCTTTTGAAATGAATAAGGACATCAACAATATCGTCACGCACCTTGATACCTATGACATGGAAACATCGATCAAGGCTTATGGAGCGGTTCCCGAAAGCACGGATGGATCAACTAATCAGGACCCAAACAACTTGATTGGCTACAAATGGACTGATCCAACGGGACAGTTTGTGCTTGATCAGTACGGGTTCTTGCACGATACCATTGCTGTACAGAAGTATTCACGCTTGTTAAGCAACAGCAACCCTAACCCAAAACAGTCTGACTGGAATCGGGTTAAAACGTTTGATTCAAAGTCGCAGGTGGCACTTTTGCAAGCGGCTTTGGCAGATTTGAAGAAACACAATCATCCGAACGAAACGTACGATATTGATTTGGTTAACTCACCATACGTACCACTGAATCAAACCGTCCACATTGCCGATGAGAATCAACAGCTATTCCTGTCTGCCAAAGTGTTGAGCATTCAGCGCAGCCGTGCTAACAATTCTGTCAAACTGACTTTGGGTGAGTTTGCGCACGAGACCGTTAGCTTTGACGAACGCCTCAGTGAGCTTGCCAACCAGATGGCCAACATGCCCAAGACAATTCAATATTATCCTTGGCTCCGTTACGCCGATGACGATAAAGGCACCAATATGAGCGCCTTTCCAACTGGCAAGAAGTATATGGCAATCGTTTGGTCAAATAAGACATCCGTTCCAAGTGACAATCCGGCTGATTATGCTGGCAAATGGGCATTGATTAAGGGCAAAGATGGTGCTGACGGTAAGCCGGGGCCTGCGGGAACGAGTAGCTATTTGCATACTGCATACGCTAATAGTATTGATGGGAGTCAAGACTTTTCAACTACAGATGGCACTGGCAAGTCTTATTTCGGTCAATATGTTGACCAGACCCAAGCTGATAGCACAGACCCAACTAAATACTCGTGGGCGTTGTTCAAAGGACCACAGGGTCCTCAGGGTGTCCCCGGAAGCAAGGATGTGCCATTTCCTTATGTACAGCTAGATGCCCCGGCAAATCCCAAAAAGGGTGATACTTGGTGGCATGGTACAAGCTTAAAAGACGCAACGGCTGTACAGCGCTATGACGGTTCCAAGTGGGTAGATGATGCGATTGCTCAAGCTGTTTTGTACATTAAAGAACTCAACTCAATTATTCTTAATTCCGCTGAGATTAATTCGCCTAATATCAACGTTCCTTTCCAACACGTGAAAATTGCAGGATCTGGGATATTGTCCAGTGGTTCCCTTACGCTCAACGGTGCCTCATATGTCATTTCAGGTAACATTGAAGACGCCAGTGGCAAGCCAAACGGCCAAATCTATCATACGGAAGTAAATCCCGATGGATTACTGTCATACATTACGCAGACAGATGGAACAACACGAATGCACACCAGCAGGATTTCGATGGGTGTTCTTGAACTGACAGACCTAGTCAGCGGATTGGGTAATTCTGCCAAATACATCACTTCCACTTTTAATGCTCATGATGCAGTTGATTACTATCACAAAGACTCGGGACTGGAAACTAATGATGTCAAGAACTTAAATATCTCATATTCAAGAAAAGGCCCAAATGTCACCATTGGGATTGCTTTTTCAATGAAGACTGGCAATGGGTGGGTCAAAATTGCCAACATTCGACCAGGATATAGTCCCTTTAATAATGATGATGCAGCAAGGTTGCTCGGTAGCATGTCGTATACGGGCGCAGCCTGTGAATTATATGTTTCAGCGGGTGGAATTTACATTATTCCATGGCGGGGACAAGGTGGGTATGCTGGCAGCTTGAGCTTTATTACTCATGATGCGTATCCGACTAATGATGCGGTGGTGAATTAAGATGAAGATTAAGATTTGGCTAGATGAGCAAAACCGCCTGACCAACTGGGCCTATGAAGCGGAAGATGCTGAAGTGGGCCCAACAGAGGACGGCCAACAAATCATAGAAGCAGATGACGTGTCTGAGTTTTTTGAGGGTCACGCGTCTCTTGTAAACGGCAAAATCGTTGCCGATGAGGGTTACGATCCGGCTAATGATCATCCGCTCCCCGGACCGTCACCAGAACAGCAAATGATTGCCGCGCTTACCCTTGAAGTAGCGCATATGAAGGCGGTGAAATCAAGTGACTGATTATGATCAGTGTGCAATACTTTACAGTTGGGGGATTGATTTAACACCTTATGTACCGGTAATGATTACCCCAGATCAATACAAGCAAATTACAGGCAATGACTATGTCGCCAGCAAAAGCTAGCGGCTATTTTTATGGAAGGAAGTGATGACAATGCTAAATAAGATCAGAGATCACCCGACACACACAGCACTCGCCGTTGGCATGGTTGCCATTGGCTTGTTTCTACTCATCAATGACCATTATTTCATCTGGCCCCCACAT